CGTACATTACTTAGATCTGCCTTCTGCGAATCCTTTAAAGACTTTTTTCTTTGCCTCTTGAGGTGTTTTTCCTTCAAGTAAGTTTTCTTCTTCTTGGATTCTGTTAAGTATTTCAAATGCATCAAATATAGCTAACTTTTTAGTAGCTGCTGCGTTTTTTAATCTATCAGCTGATACATCATCTTCTGTATTAGTAATAATCTTTTCTTCTGCTACTTTAATCAGCTCATCAACCGCTTTGCGCCCAGCTTGGATTATACTCTTCTTCGTCTCCTTGATATTCATATTTAATTGTAATAAATTTAGATAAAACTCTATATAGTCTTTGACCTTCAACTATAAACTCATATTCACTGTTAGGCGTAAAACCAACTAAACTGTTTTTATCTACAGTGCCATCTGAGTATTTAACTATACCTTGTAAAGGTTTTTCTTGATCTATATTAAATTTGCTTGTTGCTTTTAAAGGTTTTACAAAGCAATAACCTTGTGGAGCTATCCACTTATTTTTTCTTTTATACAAAAATACTTGATCTGGCTTTACTAAATAAGTATTTTCATTAAAATAACTTCTACTGTTTTTTTCTTCACCGTATTGGTTGTGCCAACGTCTAAATACATTATGATGCACAATAACAGTATCGCCAGTTTTTATTTCTGTATTATAAGCCGTAGGTATAGACTTAACAATAGCTTCTCTATTTACAAATTGATGATTAAATATTTCCGTGTTTAATATAAGTTCTTTATCACCAATTTTTTTAGTATTATTATATCTATTACCTTTTGGCTCTATAACAAAGTCAAAAGGTGCTTTCATTAGTACTGTAAGTTATATTCTACAGATACAGCCATATTTTTATTGAAGTCTTTCCAAGGCAATACATCTTTGTTTTTTTTAATATAAACAGAGTATTTATCTTCTTCTTCTATAATATCACAAATAGTATGTCCACCGTAGACTTCTTGACCAACAGCATAATGCATAGCGTCGTTTTTGTAATCTTTACCTACGCTAATCTTTCTTATTAACTTTGCCATTTTCTGGATAATTTATTGTTCCGTCTACTATATTTACATCAAAAGTACCGTAGTCTTTTTCTAGTTCTTTTTGTAATACCACTAATTGTTCTCTAAGACCAGATATACCATGTAACATTTCATGTTTTTTAAGCTCCATTGTACCTATTTCTAGCTGAGCCCTATTTATACCATTTACAGTATCTTGAATTTTTTGCAACTGCTCGTCAGTTATTTTTTCTGGTTTAAGGTCTAAAACCTTTTCTTTTTTTGCCATTTTATTTAATTTAAGTTAATTGTTATTTTAAAGTGCTACAAACGCTTGATTTCCGTTCATATCACCACCGTTACGCATATAATCCGCGTAATTATGATTAAAAGGATAATATACGCCTGG